GTGAAGCAATACGGGGCGAAATGGAGGCGAAAGAATCAATGATGCAAGATAACCTAAGCAAAAAACTAAAGGGCGAAATTGAGGCTACAATTAAGTCAGATTTAGAACTGGACTTAATTTTAAGTCAACTTGCAACAAATAATATTGAAGTAGAAGAATTTATACAAGGTACTGCAGTATTGAGGGGTATTACACCAAGTGAACAAATTGCTGCAATAGATAAACTTTATAAACGCCGAGGCAGTTATGCTCCGGTAAAGGCCGCTCAAACGGATATTAAAGGCAAAGATGCGCCTCAAACATTTGTTATACAGCCTATACAATCGGCCATTGCAATAGAAACAAATGAAAGTTAATGCAGGTTGCACCACTTTACACAGAATTATTAAAGACAAATAAAAATGCTTACCAGGCCATCTACGGTAAGCAAACCGATAAGCAGCTTTTAAAGTTAAAAGTAAGGGATAAAAAGTATGTGGTTATTCAGGGGGGGGGGATGCCGGTAAAACAGTTACTATATTGCAGTTGTTAGCCACAATAGCAAAAGCATTTCCAGGCCAAAGAATTTTAGTAGCTGCAGATACAATGCCTAACTTAAAAGACGGTGCAATATCTGCTTTTGAAAAATATGTACAGCCAGATTTTAGCCATGATATAAGGTTTTATAACCAAACCGACAAGGTTATTTTTTTTAATAATAAATCAATAATTAAGTTTAAATCATTTGAAAAGGAGGAGGGAGCCAGGGGTGCGGAGTGGGATTATGTATTTTTTAATGAAGCAAATTTGTTTAAGTATGATATTTTTTGGCAAGTACAGCGCAAAACAAGGTGCCAGTTTATATTAGATTACAACCCTACTTCAAGATTTTGGGCACATGACAAGTTGGTAGACGGCAAAGAAAAGCAGTTTACCGGCAAAGTGGTATTTTTCCGTGTATGGCATGAACATAACCCATTTTTATCACAGGAATTACATGATAGTTACGAAAATATTAGCGACCCTGATTTGTATAAAGTATATGCTCGTGGTGAAACAGGTGCAATACGTGGGGTAATATATAATTTTAAAACATGCGATAAAATACCGGATGATTGCACTTCTATAATTTGGGGCCATGATTATGGTTACACAAACGATCCTACTGCAATAGTAAAGATTGGCGTACGTGGCAAAGATAGATTTATACAAGAATGCTGCTATGTGCCTTTAGATGATAGTAAGGCGATAAAGGATATTATGGTAAAGAATGGATGGAATCCTGCACAGCATGTATATGTAGAACATGATGTCCGTATTCAAATGGAATTATTAAACCTTGGTATGCCATTATTTTTGGCAAACAAAAAAAATAAGGTAAGTAATATTAGTAAAGTAAAATCATTTAATATTTTTATTACAGAGGATAGCAAAAATGCAATAGATGAATTTACGGCCTACAAATGGGTAAGTGCTGTCAATATAAAAACAGGTGATGAGGTACAAATAAACAAGCCTATTGACGGTAACGACCATATTTGCGATGCGGTTCAATATGCAATTAATACCCACGCCCTGATGTATAATTTATAAAAATTAATTTTTTTATTTAAAATTTGTATATTTTTGTTACTAATATGCAGTTAAATTTGCCGGATTTAGTTAAAAAGTTAGATAATAAGGTAAAATGTTCGGCATGTAAAAAGATAATTGCAGAAGGAATAATTGAAGCAGGTGCCGTAAATATACAATGTGGATCGTGCGGTTTTGATAATACAATTATTGTTTCAGGTATTCCAAAAGAAAGATTTGTAAGAGGCAACAGAAGTTTTGTAGAAATGCTTACAGAAACAATTAATAAGTTAGGAAAGTAAAATAATATAACGTTTTTGAACCTAAAAGGTCGATGGATTAATTTCCACCGGCCTTTTTTATTTTGTAAAAATGGGTATAAAACAGGCTGGCAAGGAAATTCTAAAAGGAAATTTTGGCAACGCATTTAATCAATTAATACCACATAGTGATTACCGTGGTAATAACCAATTGCCGGCAAAATCAAATATTCCTTTAGATATTTTAATCGGAGGTGGGGATGGTGTTGGTGCTTTTTATACGTGGAATGGTATTACAAGTTCTTTGATAGCATACGATCAGTGTCCACAATTAAAATCAGTATGCAACCGCCGGGCTTTAGCAACTATAAATACAAAATTAAGTGTAGTTAATAGTTTAGGTAAACCTTCGAGTAATACACAGTCAAAAAAATCTTTAAGCCTTTTACTTAATCCGAACCCTATGCAGACATTTACTGCATTTATGGCCCAAATAAGGGTTTATTTAGATTTGGTTGGATATGTAGTTATAATTCCAATAAGGCCTGTTGGTTATTCAATTGCTGATTCCGAAAGCCTTTGGGTTGTACCTCCAACATTATGCGATTTAGGTACAACAGGCAGTAATAGTTTAAATTTTGTTACCGGGGGTATTGACTATGTAAATATAGGTGGAACAAGGGTAAGCCCACAGGATGTAATTATAATACAGGATATTGACCCTTCGATAAACCAAATGATAAAACCGGCTTCAAAGGTTAAGTCATTAGAGCATGTAATTAATAACATTTTAGGTTCACTTCAGTCTGAAAGCAATTTAATAAAACAGCGTGGGCCTTCCGGTATTATTTCAGGTAAAGTAAATCCTGCAATTGGTGCCCCAATACCTATGCAGGAACCAGAAAAAGAAAGATTGCAAATGCAATTTAATGCTGCGTATGGGTTTTTAAACGGACAAAGTTCTATTATTCTTACAGATGCCGCTTTAGATTATCATCAAACTGGTTTTGATATGAAGCAATTGGGTTTGCATGAATCAGTTGTACAGAGTACTAAAACTATATGTGATACTATTGGCTATCCTGCTGAATTATTATCAATTACGGATAGCAAGTATGACAATATGCAGCAGGCCGACTTAAATTTATACACCAAATTTATAATACCAGGGGCCAACAACATAGCACAACAATTATCATTTTACCTACTTGGGGCAAATGATAAATTCTTATTTGATTATAGCCATTTACCAGAATTGCAGGCTGATAAGCAAAAGATGGCCACTGCGGCTAAAACCAATACTGAGCATTTAATTATGCAATTTAAAATGAACGCAATATCGTTGGCCACTTTTAAAAAGTTTAGTGAGTTGGAGGATATTAAGCCAGGTGATGAATTGATATATTTTGAAAATATAAAAGATATAATTTCTATACCTGTATTAAATAACGTTCAAACAAATCAAAATGGAAACCAAACAAATTAAAAAGCCATTAACGGATGCCGAAAAGAAAGCAATTGAAAAAAAGATTGTCTCAAAAGAATTGGCGGTTAAGGATAAAAAAAATATAAATAAGTAAGCTATGAAACCTTCAATAATTCCTAAAGAGTTAAAAGGCAAATCCCTTTATAAATTCATTGTAGAAAATGAAGATTTGATCGTACACGCTAAAAAAAGTGTAATTAAAGAGGCTGATTGTGTTAGTAGTACATCTCTTTATATTGATGAAAAGGGGCTTATGGTATCAAAGGCAAAAGCTGCAGAGATACAGGCAATAAGCAAAGATGCAAACCGGTTAAAAATTGATGTGGTAATAAATACTACCAATTATTTTGATAGCCACATGGACGTACATATTCCGGGGCTATGGAAAAAAACATTATCGGATAATAATAAGAAAGGGTTTTACCTTTTAAAACTTCATCAACAAACATTTGAAGCCGTTATTGGTGAAGGATTAAAAGGTTCTACACAAAAATTATCATGGAGTGATTTAGGTTTTGGCTATACAGGGATTACAGAAGCCTTAGTATTTACTGGAGAAATTGAAAAAGAGCGCAACCCTTATATGTTTAATCAGTATGCAAATGGCTATATTAAGCAACATAGTGTTGGTATGCGTTATATAAAAATTGTAACCTGTATTGATGATGATGAATATCCGGTACAAAAAGAGAATTGGGATAAGTACAGGCCAATGGTTGTTAATGGTGATGAAGTTGATGCAGAGGGTTGTTTTTGGGCAGTGTTGGAAGCAAAGATAAATGAGGGTAGTGCTGTATTATTTGCAAGCAATGATTTAACGCCTACACAATCGGTAGAAGATGTTACCGATTACAATGAAGAATCTAAACAAAATGATGATGGTACTGAAGTTATGCCGCCAAAAGGCGCACAGGTACAGGCACCGGAAAAATCATTTTTGGATTATATAAAACAAACAAAATTTATTCATTAAATCAATTTTAAAAAAATGAACCAAGAAGAAAAAATAGCCCTTGCCAAACAGATAGGCGATGAGGCTGCT